ATCTTGAAAATTTCGAAATTCTAGGCGAAGTTACAGATACTGATTTTTCATTTGATGTTGAGCCTTATTTACAAAAAGAAGTAACAGAAACTCATTTTGAATACAAAGATTATTTATCAAATGACGAATTTTATTTTACTCCAGAAGAAAGTTTCCGAAGCCTATTACAGTCTAATGAAATTTATTTTGAATGTCCATTTTTGGAAGATGAAAATCAGCCAGAAAATGTAATCAAAGGAAAAATTATAATTTTAAAACAAAAGTAAAATGTACAAAGACTTAAAAGAAGAAAAACCAAAAGATGGAGAAAAAGTTTTTTGCGGAATAAGTGAAAAACCATTAGCTCCAAAAATAGCAGTATTTAAAAAAGGAAAGTTTTATAGTGTTTCAGATTCTGAAATAGAACTTTTCCCAACCCATTGGAAATATCCAAATGTACCATTGATGTTTTAACCACTTAAACTAAACAAATGAAAACACAAAAACTAATTCCGCTTTTGGATTATAACTAAATAGCTATTAAGAATTAAAGAAACTTACAATATAAAAAGTATTTAAAATGAAAAAACTAACAGAAAAAGACGCCATTTGGTGTAAGACGCAGAAGCAATGGGATTCTATTATTAAGAAATTTAAAATAAAAAGTATTGATCACAAACAATGGTTATATAGCTACCAAAAAAGCTGTATTAGGCCAATTACAGAAAACGGAAAGCCTAGTTTTATGGATTTAGTATTTTACAAAAACAAAGGCTACACCATCCACAAAGCAAAAGACATTCTAAAGAAGTCATTCAAAAAAGATGTTTTGAAGCGATTGGATAAGATTGAAAAGGTTATTTCGGATAATACAGTTGTTTCCAAAATTGAGCCTTTAAAATTCGACTTTCCTACAAAAGAGTTGGAAGAACTGCCTGAAAAGTGGTGTATATTATGTACAGAAGAAAATTCAAAAATATTAAATAAGTATTTGCACGAAAACAAGGAAAAATATAGATTGTACAATTCCTTTTGGATAGTAGATGCTGGAGGATATTTCGTGTCAGAGAATCAAAATAGAGGTCATACTATTGCAGATGAATATCCTAAAGAATACACCGAAATAACTTTCGATCAGTTCAAAAAATGGGTATTGAAAGAAGAAGAAAAACCGCTTTCAATACGAGAAGTTCAAGTAAAAGTTTCATCACAAGAAGAAGCTAATGAATGCGCTGAAATTGCTAAGGCGTGTGGGGAGGAAATATGGGAAATAGAGATAATAGAAGAGTATTGCTATTTTAGAAAACAAATCAAAGGTAATGATTTTGGAGTATTTAGATTTACACCTAATTACAAAGAAATCTCGCTCCAAGAATTCAGAGAACGTTTCGGTAAAAAACAAGAAACTGAAATTGACTGGAGCAAGGCGGGGCAATTGGTTGTAGATTATGGAAACAGGACATTTATACTAACAGATGGAATTCACTGTGGTGATTCATTCTCAGGAGTTATTGTAGGAGGTGATTTATGGTATAAGGGGACAAATCATCAAGATTGGTCAAAAACTAACTTCGGGTTATGTAGAGCATCAATCACACTTAAAAACGAATAAATGAAAAAGCTTTTAATATTTTTATTTCTCCTTGTAACATTTCTGACAAGAGCACAAAGCATAGAAACAGATTCCGAGGGAAGTAAGATTGCACAAGGAACATTTACAGGAACAGCCTTATTTCTAGTGTCTAATACAATACAACAAGGAGAAAACCGTTGGTTATCCTACTTGATTTCAATTGGCGGAGCTATGCTTTTAGAATCAACTTTAAATACTAATCTGAGAAGCAGTTCTTATGTTTTAAGCGGCGCGGTGGCAGTTAACTTAAGTTTTGAAGTTTTTAAACCAAAGAAAAGAAAATGTTATGGAGAATAAATACGAAAGACGTTTAGATTTAATTGATTGGGAGTTTCCAATTGAGCGTGGAGAATTCGGCAAAAAATCCGAGAATGAAGAAGAGAAAGAATTGTTTCTAGCTTGCAATTGTAAATCAGAAGTTTTAGGAATTCAAAAGTTTGCAGATGAGGATGAATACTATCTGACAGTTCTTAAATACAGATCAGAAAATTATAGATTTTTTGAAAGATTAAAATTGGCTTGGAAAGTATTTAGAGGTGAGGGTATTAATACAGCTGATGTTGTATTATCCTCAGAGAATTTTAATAAGCTAAAACACTTTTAAATGGATAAAGTATACGTTGTTTGGGCAATAACAGAGGATTGTTCAGAAATTCATGAAATCTGTGCCACAAAAGAAAAAGCAGAACAAGAAAAAGAAAGACTTTTGACAGATATCCACTTGATTAAGCTAAACTACAAAGAACAGTTTGATAGGAATTATGACCAAGATAAGGAAAAGATAATGTCCTCAGAATATGTTAGTACTGATTTAGTCTACGAGTTTTACAATTTCTCTTCGGGTTATTCCTACGAATTAAAAGCAACAGACGTTTACATTCAAGAACACACAGTAATATGAAAGTATATATTATAATTAAGGAAAGTGGTGCATGGAGTGATTATTATAGTCAAAACTATGCGGTATATTCTAGTTTGGAAGCGGCGGAAAAAGGTAAAAAACAGCTTAAAGATAAGATTCAAAAACTTAAAGAGGAGCTAAAAACAGTAAAAAATAAAGCTGAATTTATTTATCAAAATCCTGATATCGAATATCACACATTCCTAATAGAAGAGCATAACATAATAGAATAAAAATCAAGAGATATGGGAGTAAAGACAACTTATAATATTACAAGAGAACTTGCCATACAAGCAATCTTGGCAAAAGTTTATTCGGCGGGAGAAAAAGAATTAGAAGAAATTTTAGAAAATCTAATAGACAATCCCTTCCAAAACTACCAAATAGTAAATGAACTAGATAAAGACGATTGGCACAACATTGAACATATAGCACAATTGCTCTAAACAACAAAAAATATGCCCGAAGAGAAAGAAATTATATTAGACGATAGAATACAAAAAGTAGGGATAGTAGCAGAGCAAGCCTTCAAAGAGCTAAATAGCATACAAACGGGCTCAAAGAAAATTGTTCGTACAGGAGAAGATATGTTTGACTGTCATATCGGAGGACTTCTGCCTGGGGACTGTGTTTTAATTGCAGGAAATCCAAGCTCTGGAAAATCGGAGACCTTATATAGAATGATTGACAAGATGATGAGTAAAGAAGTGAATAGTAATTCTGAAAATTTTGTATCCTTGGAATTTTCTATGGAGATGAAAATGTTAAACAAACTCTTAAGGTCTTCTCATAATATACTTAAAAAGAAAAAATCAGAAATTCTTTTTAATAAGTTTAATGAAGAAGAAGCCATCAAAATCAAAGAGTACTATGAAAACTTACAAGATGATAGACGTTATGTAGTTCAATCACCAGTAACACCAGAAGAGTTTTATAAAATGTCTAGGGATTTTTGCCTAAATCAAAAAACTAAGGATTGTGTACTTATTTCCGCCGACCATATACTACTCTTTATGGGAACAGATAAGCAGGGAGTTTTAGAAAAAATAAGCGAATATATAAACCTTTTAAAGTTAGAATTTTCGAATGTGTACTTCATCCTCATCTCACAAACAAATCGCAGCTATAACTCAATTATAAAAGAAAAATCTAATGAAATGGTGCCAACAAATAATTTAATCTACGGAAGTAGTTTTATGGAGCAGCTGGCTTCTTACATTATTATTATTACAAATCCTTTTAAGCAAGGTATCTCGCAATACTTGAAATTTAAAAAAGATAGATACGACTACTTGGAAGATTTTTTCGGGGAAGAGGATAAAAATGAAAAAGTTTCTTTCGATACAATTTCAAGATTATTTTTCTTTTTGACCAAAGCAAGGGAAACGGATCACCCAAGTAAAAATCTATTTATCAAAGAAATGGATTTAAGTAAAGAAGAAAAGCAAAAGATGAGGGATAGTTTGGAAAGAGATAAAATAGAAACAGCTAAAACAATCTCCCTACCAACATTTGAAAACTTCAATTCAACAGCTCCCTTACCAACAGTAAAACCTTTTGATGCTTTTGGTCAGAGTTTTGAGAAAGATACACCTCCTTTTTAACAGTTTTTATTTGTTTCTTAACTTTTTTCGCCCGATATTTACAAAAAATAATAAATATGAAAAAATTAAAAAGTTATATTTTCACTTTGGATGATTTAGTTGAATTGTGGGGCACAATAGAGATACCAATTTTAACCGATAAATTAGTAGGTGAAGATTTTGCAAGTGATTTACAAGAAGGGTTGGAACTAAAGGGGCATAATGTGCGTTGGGTATCCTTAGACGATATGGGATTCATATCTATTACGTTCTATGATAAAAATGTTACACCAGAACGTATGTCGGACGTACTAGAAATCTTAAACAAGAAATAATTATGGAAAACTCAGAATTTGGTAATGGCCTTATAGCAGGTTGGATTGGTGGGATGCTTGTTTTTATTGGGTTATTTTTAATACTCTCAAAATCCCCAAAAGAATTTAAATCATCAACTAAAATAGTACCCGAAAAAGTACTTACAACAGACGGTAAGAAAGTTGATACAATATATGTCTATAAATTAAAACAAGAGTAATATGACAAGCAGAGATTTTGCCTATTGGTTACAAGGATTTTTTGAAGTAAGTAATACTGAAAATGTCAGTGTTCAACAAGTAAGAATGATTAAACAGCATCTTAATTTAGTTTTTAAACACGAAATTGACCCAAGTATGGGGAATGAGAATCATCAAAAAGAATTAAACAAGATTCATAATAATACATTTCCACAAACAGAAGAAGAGGCAGTTCAAAGATGGGGAAATAAGCCTTCACCTGAGCATAAATTTAATCTGCATGGTTGGTATGACCCTAAAGAAGGTGTGCCTCGATGCTAGTGTACGAAGCTATAAGCCTTTATTTCAAGCAGTACAATAATATACATAATGTCTATTTCTTTAATTGGGAGTGTGATGCTCTTGTGATAAACAAAAGTGAGTACTTAATTGAATGTGAAGTTAAGATTTCTCGCGCAGATTTTAAAAAGGATTTTGCAAAAGTAGAAAAACATCTATGCTTGCAGGATAAAAATTGCTTTGATAAGCCAAACCGTTTTTATTATGTCTGCCCCGAAAACTTAATAAAGGTAGAAGAAATTCCCTCTTACGCAGGATTGTTTTATGTCAGATATGGCACTTTAGAGAAGATAAAAGAGGCACCGTTACTTCATAAAAACAAACTGCCTTACAAGGACAAACTTTTCAATAAGTTGTACTTCACCTATAAAGAATTACAGCAGTTTAAATCCGAAGATATATACAAAGAAATAAAAAGAGAGCTTTCAAACTTAAAAAAGACTTTGGCTAATAAAGAGCTTGTAGAAAAGGAATCTGACAGATACATAAGAGAATTAACCTCAGAACTAAGACATTTGAAGTATGGATAAAGAAATCGAAAATCAACTTTTAGCTTTGTGGTTATTAGAACTCAGAATGAACACAACTCACATCTTAAAAGAATATTTGGAAGATGAGGAATTATTAGCTTGGGCGAGAAAGAATATTAAGCAAAAAGTCTTTGAATCAAATCCTAAAATGTTTGAAGTTTATTATCAAGAAACTCAATTACTTTTTATTGCACGGGAGCTGGATTATCACAGATTTTTGAGAGATAAGAAACTAATAGAAAGAAATTAACCTTTAAATTACAACATAATGCTAAACTTATTTAAAAAGAGAGAACAAATTCAAGACGTACCAACTGAAACAGTGGTAGCTACAGAAGTAAAAAGCGAAATTATAATTGATTCCAAACACATCAAAAAGGATATCCAAGAAAGTTTTGAACAGATTTTAAATCAGTTTGATATTGATTTATCCCAAGAATCTCAAATAGATGAATTGAGAGATAAAATTCAGTCTTATAGGCAAGCTAATGCCGAAATTTACAGAAAAATTGAGGACTTAAAAAGTTTAGGTTTAGTAAATACTCCTTCTGTCAGAGTACAGCTAGAAAGACTGGAATCTAATGAAAAGACTTATAATTTTAGGATTAAAGAGATTGAAAATAAAATAGAAAACGCAAAATACAATAAAGATTTAGTTTCAAAATATTCTTTGAAGTATCCTCATTATAAATTTGTTTCTCGTGGCTTGATGATTTCAATAATGAAAAAATATAGCTTAGTCTTAGCAGACGCTTGTTTTTATGGTAAAGAAATTCCGCAAGAAAATTTAGAAATTATTAAAAGTTTTCAAAAAGAAATAAAAGAAACTGAAAAGACTTTTGATTTTATTGAGAGCACATATTTCAGTGGTTTTGGCAGTTCACGTACCTATGGATTTGAGGAAAAAGTAGAATTAGAGAAAGTTTTCGGGCTATATCCTGATATCCTACACGATTCTCGACACTCAATCAACAAGTTGGCTAGTTTTACAATTTCTAGCTTTAAAATGGTTGCACCTGAAAGTCATTTTGAGATACCTAGCTTAAAGCTTAAAAAGGAAAATAGGAGAGAGGACACAATGATTGTAGAAATTCCTGCTATTGTAATGAATCCCGAAACTCGCATGTTTGAATTTAATAAAAAGCAAGTAGAAGAAGTAAATAAAGTTAACAGGGAAGTCTTAGATCCGATTGCCTGTTTAGAAGTTGAGGGAGGCTTCGTAATTATGAGTGCTTGGGATAAAGAAGCAGAAATTCCTGGAATACAAAACGAAAATTGGAATTAATGAAAAATTCGAAAATTGAGAGTAACATAGTGATAGAATGGCTTTTAGGGATATTTATTTCTATCATGCTATTTTTAATGTTTTTTACCCCTTTTAATGAATCTAAAATAATAACGCCTGAAAATTTTACAAACCAAAACAAAAGTGATGAAAAAAGTGAATAAAATACAGTTGGCTGTGAATTTTGCAGGAGATAGAAGTTTAGGGGGTAACCATGGATATCCATCAATTACTGCTAGTATGCTAGAAGAGGGCTTTTTGGCAGGGTACTATGCAAAAGAGGCTGAAATACAGAAAGCTATTGAAAGTTTAGAAGAGAGTAAAGGTTTTGGATTTAATTCTACCGCACGATTATTCACAGACCAGCAACACCAAATGGAACACGCTTCGAGGGTAGAGAGAATAATAAAAATACTAAAACAGCTATTATAAAAAATGAAAGCAACATATAGATATGATGGCAGAAATAAAGACTTTGTAGCAAGGGCACAAAATGCACAGGACGTGTCTTTACTATTCTACTTATTTGGAAATATACTAAGGTTTGACTTGACGAAGTATAGTAAAGGTAAGGAAATGCCATTCGACACTTTTAACATAAAGGAGGAATTAGAAGCAAGAGGTTACGATTTAAAAACATTAAAATTCACTATAGATAAAAAATAATCATGCCTACACTAAACGCAAACATACCATACCAAGAAGCTTGGGTTAGAAATTCTTTTCTTTTTTCAGATTGGGAAAATAAGGAACTAACCAAATGCTATATTTTTGGGGTAAAAACAGTTCTTAATAAGCCTTTACTATTTCATTGCCAGCTAGAAAACGGAGTTGTTTGGTTTTCACTTCCAATTCATGCTTTTGTACATAAACAGGAGTTTGAAAAGCCTTGTGAGAATGAAGATGAGCTTCTTTCATTACTACAATATTGGAATATGCAGAGTTCAGATTCTTCTATAACCGTATTCAGCTATTTGCAGGGCTATAAAGTAGATTGCTACAACAGAAATAAAGAACTCATGCGAGGAGAGTATCTTTTCACAATAGACGATTATTATGCAGACAATAACTCTTTACCTCTTGGATACTCAAATGATGCAGACAAAAAGTGTTTTCACATCATAAAGCTGGAGAATGGCTTCTTCTGCGCGTATCCAAACAATTACTTGAAATTTCACAACCTTAATTTTTGTGAGCCTTATAATGATCCACCAAAATATAAAAGAAATTCTTGGAATTGGACTTGTGAATATATTAAAACGGAAGAAAAATGATATACGAATTTCAAAACCCAATACCTGTAATAATAAAAGAGAACGGAGCCGAAGCTATGGCTATTTATGTAGTCACAGGTGGAAGCTTCGAGAATGACTTGTGGACAGTCATACTCTGTAACGGAGGCGATGTAATAACAGTAAGGATTGACCAAATTAAGATGTATAACAATAAAACTTTTGATATAACAAAATGAGAAACAGCATATCCAAAGACTATGAAAAAATACAACGTATAGCACACACAGATTACAGTGAATATCCTCAATACATAAGACAGTTTTTAGAACATAGAAAAGAGATTTATAAGAGGTAGGAAAATTTTCCTAATAACACTAAAGAGCTTGAACTTCTTATTGATTATATTGAAGACAAGATCAAATTAATATTAGATTTAGAAGAATTATGAAGATAGAAGAAGTAATAGAGTACATTAAAAACGACTCTGAAATAGCAATCCCAATAGGTAGGTTTTTCAATGATGATGGTAGTCCTGTTACAAAGAAGCAATATGGCTTAATAGTTTTAGAGGTATTGTGTGAAGAACTTGAAAATAAATTTAAAGAGTTATGAAAGAAGGAGATTTGATTACAACTTACTATCAAGGTTATTTCATACTTGATAGGATTGAGAGAAGGTCTACTACTGGAGGTGAAGAGAGTAGTCCATTGTTCTATTTTACACAAATGTTTGATTCAAACGGCACACCTAAAAAATCAAAACAGAAGTGCTGTGACAGTGGGTTTTGCAGATTAGCAGGCGAAAGTATAGACGAAGAACTAAAATTACT